AACAGAAACCAGTCCACAGCAGCTGTTTAATTCGTATCACAAAATTTTCAACATCTCTACACAAAAAACAGACAACATGAAATTTATTGCACAATTGCTCGGCCTGCCCGAAGATGCTACAGAAGCGCAGATCACTGCTGCCATCAACTCCTTGAAACAGGCAAAAGAAACTGCTGAAGCATCAGTTAAAAACGCAGCCAAGGCAAGAGCCACATCGTTAATCAATAACGCTATCTCCAATAAGCAATTGGTTGAAGGAGACAGGGCAACGTTTGAGCCGCTGGCAGAAAATAACTATGAAGCTGCCGAGGCAATGATCAATAAAATTCCTGCTGCTAAAAAGCCAGGTGATATCATTAACCTGAATGGTAAAAAAGTAACCGGCGCTGCTGGTGCTGCTGATGATACAACCGAAGCAGATACATGGGAAAACCTTGTGAAGCAGGGAACTGAAGCAGTTGCCAATTGCAAAAAGAACGATACAGCAAAGTACAGTGAACTGTATAAAGCGCACTACGGCTTTGAGCCAAACCTTGACAGGTAATTTTTAACCACTAAGAAAAACCTTATGGGCAACAATCAGGGCCAGCCTGTTGATTTGTCGAAGCTAAGCCAACGTGAGTTGTTGATACTGGTTGTAACCAAAGTGGATGTACTGGAAAAGGCAAGCGGCATACAAACAGACCGGCAAAATACAATGGCCATTGAATTGGCAATTGTGAAAACAAAAATCAAGCAGCAGGCAGGGATTATAGGATTCTTTACCGGGCTTGGTAGCTCAATCATCATGTGGCTTATCACAAAACATTAGATCATGCATTTACTCATACATCGGCAAATATGGACTTCTAACAGCACCATCAGCAAGTGTCTTATTGATGGAGTGTTCGAGGCTTTTATTCTGGAAGATGTAGACCGTGGCTTAGATAGCAGCATGCCGGTTGAGGAGATCATGCAAAAAAAGGTGAAGGGTAAAACCTGTATTCCAACCGGTACATATACGGTTAAAATAACAATGAGTAACCGCTTTAAACAAATGATGCCGTTGCTGCTGAATGTACCCGGATATGCTGGAATAAGAATGCATCCCGGTAATACAGACCTCGATACCGAAGGATGTTTACTACCAGGCGAAAGCAGGGCCATTGATAAAGTGTTGAATAGCCGGAAAGCCTATGCCAAAATATTTGCAAAGATGGAAGCGGCAGAGGAACGAGGCGAAGAAATTACAATCACAATAAAGAACTAGACATGAAATTTTTTACAGATAACTGGGATGCGATAAGTATTGTGATCATTTCTCTGCTTCCTGCATTGGAAATAATTACAAGGCTTACACCAACAAGAGCGGATGACACTTTTGTTGACCTGGTTAAATCATTATTCAGGAAAATACCTAACCGCAGGAAAGGCGGCGGTACCCGCAAATAAAATCATTCAAGAATTTAAACAACACATACATGAAAAAGAAAAGTCCGTTTTTAAAAGCCGTGTTATCCTTCCTTATGTTTTGGATGTGGATCGGCGTAATGAGTTCATCTGCAAAAATTAACCCGTTGCTGCTCGGCGCATCAGCCATTGTACTATTCCTGCTTTTTGGTAAGCAGCGTACAACCAATGAAGGTGTATATACCAATGATGGTGTTTACGTTGAGGCATGGATTGGTGAACTGGTAAAGAATTTCCGTTTTAAAAGAGAGTGGCTGAATCTTATACCAAGGTATGATCAGCACGTAAAAAATAAAGTAATTCACCTGGTTGAAATCGGGGCCGATCCGCAGGTATTCATCAACCTTGCAATTGATGAAAATAACCCGGTGCCAACCGCAGGAAGAACAGATGCGGACATTCCAATCAGCCTGGACAGGATGGATACTGAAAACACCCGTGTATCACTTACAGAGTTAAGGGCAATCAGCTACGATAAGATGGCTGTAACGCTCGACCTGCATATGAACAGCATCAGTGATAAAGCCGCAGTTAAAGCAGCACACCGTTTAGCTGCAACCACGCAAGCAAATATTAAAACAACCTCTGGTGCTTCCGATGGCAGGGCCGTAGCTAAACACCGTATGACTCCTGATGATATGATCATGATGAGTGAGATCACTTCTACTCCTATCGATGAAGGTGGACCCGGCTGGGCAGAGGATGCAGGTATTGCAGTATTAGATTTCCGTCACATTGCGGATTTGCAAAAGCTGGATCAGCATTTTGACAAGCAATGGAAAAATGCACAGACAGGTGAGTTATTCCCTTACAATGGCTGGAACATCTTTAAGTTCACAAGGAATGCCAGGTATACAAAAGATGTCGATGGAAACTTTAACCTGAAAGCATTCGGTTCCGCATACGATGGCGCTAACGATCTGCACTCTTCATTATTCTTTTTACCAGAAAGAAGTTTTGCAGCTGCTGATTCAGCTCCTGAAATGTTCTACAAAATGGCTTCAACTGATCCTGCTTTAAGGAGCAATACAGTAGGCTTCCGTCACTGGAATGTAGTTGCAAAGAAAAAGGCAGACGGCTTCTACCAACTGGTGAGCGACAAAGTTTAAAAACCCCAACACGAAAAAACCCCGGCTATAGTCCCGTAAGGCTTGTTCAACCGGGGTTTTATAAACCTTCAAAAAACAATAAGAGTATATGAAAAAATTATTTTCAGTTTTAGCAATCGTAGTATCAGCTGCCTGTTTAAGCACGGCAGGCGCACAGGAAAGGGTATCCGTTAGAAGTGATACCGCATTGAATGCAGATACAGTTTATGCCACTTACGATGTGGTGCCTTCAAAGATCGTAGCCTTTCAGGTTGATCTTAATAAATTATCTGGTACCATTCCTACCACCGGCATCGGCCTGTTACAGGGAACTGTAAACGGCACTACATGGGTAGATGTAAATACAGATACTTTAAAGCTCACCAATATTACAGTTAACAGCAAAGTATGGCCTATTGCCCGAACTACTTATACCGGCTACAGGATTTGTATTCGAATACCATCAGGCACACAAACCAGTAAGGCAACATTTACCTACCTGCGCCGTAAAGACGAGTAACCCCACTATAACCACAACCACTCATACAGATCAGAAGTCGGGAGGGCTTTGTAATAAAAGCCCTCCCATTTAAAACATTCAAAAAATTGTTATGAAAAAATTGACAAGGGACGAGTTGCAGGCAGATGCCGCAAGGCTGATGAAGGCCCATAATGCAACTGAAATTTTTGGTACTGCTGATGGGAATTACTTCTTTAAAGAGCATGATGCCAAAAACCACAACGGTACTTTAAACGAACCAGGTGAAACAGAAACCTGCAAAGTTGAAAAGTTTGTTGCTGATGAAACTGCCCAGCCGGTTGAAGCAGATAAAGTAGTTGCAAATGCGCCTGCAAAACCTGCCGCCAAAGCGCCTGTAAAACCTGCCGCCAAGGCACCTGCGAAACCTGCTGCTAAAGCACCTGCAAAGCCTGCTGCTAAAGCACCTGCAGCACCAGCTGCAACCGAACCAGCAGCACCAGCAGCTGATAGTACAAAAACAGAAGATCAGAAATAATGAAAAAAATTGTAGTGCATATCTCCTTGCTGCTTGCCATTGGTTGCAGTAGTACAAAGCCCCAGCCAGTGTACAGCAGCAAGGACTCTACCAACACGGTTATTAATACAAAAACCGTTGAGGTGGTAAAGGATAGCTTCATCTTTATTCCGCCTGATGAGGCTAACATTAAAGCACTACTGGAGTGCGACAGCAATGGTAAAGTACTGGTAAAACAGTTGCTTGATTACAAAGCTGGCAAGCATGCGGAACCTCCAATTTTTGTTATACAGGATAACATACTGGACATCGATAACATTACCGACAGCTTCAGTATTTACATGAGCTGGAAAGAAAGGTTTACCAGTTCAGACACCAATACAGTAAAAGACAGGCTGGTAACTATTACACTACCGCCCGAAAGAATTTATTATAACACCTGGTGGGACAGGTTATTTATCAAAGCAGGTAAAGCATCCCTTGTATTGCTCCTGCTGTATGGTTGCTATAAGTTACTTACCAACCGTTTCAAAATCATTTCAACCGTAGCAAAATGGGTAGCATAACTTTTAATAAACAGAATAACCGCAGCAAAAGAGTAATACCAGGTCAGGATCATTATGTTGCCCTGGCATTTTACAGCGATACATTGCCTGCTGCTTTTGAAGATGCCGACAGGATGAAGGTGGTTGCTGATGAAGCCGCTGCACTGGCCCTCGGCTTTGATGCTGAAAGTGTTGATTGGATCATTAAGGTAATGGCCTATCATATCAACGAAGCATTCAGGGTAAACCCCAATGCCATTTTATATGTAGGTGTATTTGCAGAGCCTGCACCAGAAGCTGAACACACGTTTAACGAAATAAACGATCTCCGTGTTTTTTCCGGTAATAAAATCCGCAAGTGCGGTGTATGGACAAGAAAGCCTTTTGCAGTTGGCCAGCTTTCATTATTGCAGGATCAGTATAATGCAGCTGCTGAAGAAATCAGCATGTTTGAAATATTTTATGCTCCAAATTTTTCAGGAGTTGCAGATGATAATTTCCCCGACTTATCGGCCCTTACCAGCCCTAACGTTCACTTATTAACTGCACAGGATGGTGCTGCTTTGGGTGCAGAGCTTTTTGCATCTGCCCCGGCATATTCAATCGGTATTGTTGGTGCAACCATTGGCGCAATAGCACTTGCCAAAGTGCATGAAAATATTGGATGGGTTGAAAAATTCAATATGGCTGTGGATGGTGGCGAACTGGATGTGCCGGCACTTGCCAATGGCACGCTCATTAAATCGCTTGCAAATAACTATACCAGGGCAAATGGTATACTGGATTTGAAGCGTCTCATCTTCTTAAAACAGTATCCAAATATTACAGGTTCATATTTTAATGACAGCCACGGTGCATGCCCGGCAACGAGCGACTATGCTTATGCCGAGGATAACATTACAATGGATAAGGCCATCCGTGGTATTTATGCGAAGATGATGCCTAAAGTAAACGGCCCATCGCTGCTGCAGAAAGGTACCGGCAAGCTGGCCCCCGAATCGTTAAGCATTTTGGAAAACGAAGCTGGCAACTACTTAACCGAAATGGAAAAGGCCGGTGAGTTAAGTGGTTATACTGTAACCATAGATCCGGAACAGGATGTAAAAGCTACCAACCAGATCGTTGTTGAAATAAGTAATACCAGTGTTGGTGTAAACAGAAACTTCATTATCAACATCGGTTACTAAACCCTTTATTTAAAAACAAAACTTTTTTATGCCACAAAATAATGTTCCTCTCATCAATGGTAAAGCGTACAGCTGGGCAGCTATCACTGTAATACTCGCAGGCGCTCCTCTCATTGGTATTACATCAATCAGTTACAGTGATGATACTGAAAAGGAAAATGGGTACGGGCAGGGTTCAATGCCAATTGACAGAGGAGAAGGTAATTACAAAGCTGAATCAAGTTTAACAATTCGTGCCGGTGAGAACGAGGCATTAATTGCTAAAGCTGCCAATGGCCGCATTCAGGATTTGGGCGTGTTCGATATTATTGTTCAGTACCTGGTAGGCACCAAAAGGATAAAGCACACCATCCGCAACGCCGAATTTACCGGGAACAAACGGGATGTTAAGCAGGGTGATAAGATCATTGATGTAGAGCATACACTGATCATCAGCCACATCGACTGGAAATAAATTTTCTATTCCAAAACTTTTACGATGAAGAAAAATAATGATGCGGCTCAAAAGGCCGTTGAGGAAATGTTGATGAGGGAAAAGAATATGCTGGATGAGGTAAGCAAAAAGCACAACCAGGCAAAAGTGCTGATGTTGAAAGTGCCTTTAAACGACGCTTATACAGAGTTTATATATGGCTTTATTAAGTACCCGGATCGTGAGGATGTAAGCATTGCCATGACATTGCAAACAACCGACCCGTTGAGGGGAAAGCAGATAGTGCTGGAGAATAACTGGCTGGAAGGTGACCGCAGGCTGATTGATGATACAGAGTTGTTTTTAAGCGCCTGCACCGCACTGGATGAAGTACTGGCCATACGGCAGGCGATTGTAAAAAAAAATTATCAGAGTGGCCTGTAAATGAAACAACCACTGAAGACCTTGAAAGAAAACGCAATACGCTGTTAAGGATTGCTTTTCATATAGACCCCGAAAAACTAACTGATCAACAGTATGCAATGAGATGGGGAGAATTGGTATGGGCTTGTAAAAGTGGGTTTCTCCCTTTTGAATTAGACTAACGCAATGGAACAAAAATTAACCTTCACCGCATATTTAAAAGATGAGTACAGCAAACGCTTTGATAAGCTGGCTGATCATAGCGATGAATCGTTAAAGAAGATCGTTAAAGACCTGGACAAACTTTCCACCACCGGCAAACGGGCTGTTCGCACTATTGATGAAATTGATAAACGCATCCGTGTACTAAGCCAGGCAAAGAAACTCACCGTTGATACTTCCGAAATAAAATTCGCAAGCGCCGAAATTAAAGCCCTTCAGAGGGAGAAAGATAAACTGGAAGGTTCATCTTCCTCTGGAGGCGGTGGCATGTTTGGAGGGATGGGTAAAGGGTTTGCCGTTGCCGGTTCTATTTCTGCTGTTGGTTATGCCTTAAAAGAAGTTGCCGGTAAGGCAATAGACGCAACGGTTAAATATCAAAACTATGAGGCCGTATTAACAACATCATTCGGTAATAGTGGCAAGGCAAAAGCTGCTATGGATAATATCATTGGGTTTGCAGCTACTACTCCTTTTCAGGTTGATGAACTTACACAGGCTTACGTGCGACTGCGGAACCGTGGTTTTAATCCAACACTTGAAACCTTAACCTCGATAGGTGATTTGGCAGCAAGCCAGGGCAAAGATTTTATGCAGGTTACCGAGGCGATATTGGATGCACCGCAAAAGCAATTCATCAGGTTACAGGAGGCTTTGGGCGTAGATGTGCAGACGCTGACAAAAACCAATCAATTAAAATTTGTCGGGCTAGGGCAAACTAAAATAATAAAGGATGATCCCGAGGAGATAAAGAAAACAGTTCTGGAGTTTGCAAAAATGAAAGGCATAATGGGCAGTATGAATTCGATCAGTAAAACAACTGGTGGTCAGCTGTCTAACCTCGAGGACAATTTTGATATACTTTATAAAACCATTGGAGACAGGTTTAAGCCTGAAATTGATAGTACAGTAACCAGTATCAGTTCAATGGTAGCAACTGTAAAAACATGGTTTGATATCCCCACCAGTAAAAAGTTGCAGGATGAAACTGATCATCTTGCTGTATTGCGTACCGAGCTTGGTTTTTCCAATACATCGGAGCAGCGCCGCAAAGAAATTTTAGAGGAGGTAAAACGCATTCAGCCTGATATCATCGATGGTACTAAAAGCGAAAAGGAGCAAATGGAAGGGCTTACCGATTCGCTTGATAAGTATATCAACAAACGGAAAGAGCAGATCGCATTTCAAAAAGTTACCGAGAAGTACGCTGATAATATTCTTGGTTTCAATAAAGCAAAAGCAGGTGAAGCAGATGCACAGGGCCGTGAACTGGAAGCCATTGCACAGGCAAACCGGTTAGGGTTTAAAAGTGATGGTATGACGCAAGGGCAGGCAAGTGTGAACGCTCAAAAGTTTTTGCAAAGCCGGATCGCAAAAGGGATCAGGACAGATGTACAGACTAAAGGTTTTGCAGGCGGTGCATCATCATCTATGAGTGCTGAAGAGAGGGCATTGGTGGATATACAGCATGCAGTTATTCTAAGTAAAAATGCTAATGCAGAGGTTGCAAAAAATAGTGCCAGTTATAACGAGGCAATGGCTGCACAGGCTAATATAAAAGCATTGTTGGGTACATCTGCCGGTACTGATTCATTAGGTGGTAAAACAGATGGAAGCGGCAAACCAACAGGCGGTGATGCTTCAGGTGGTAAAGGAAGTTCCTCATCATCTACCGCTATGGGCAGCATAAGCGGAGGCAGCAAAATAACTCATCTCAATATTACTATTGGTAACCTCGTAGGAGGCGGTGTAAATATCCATAGCAGCACCGTTAAGGAAGGCGCTATGAAAATGACGGATCATGTAAAGGAAGCATTACTCACCGCTGTAAACGATGCTAATCTGGCAGCAGCCAGCAATAAATAATTATGCCCGGACTTGACGATATAGCAAAAAATGGTTTTGGCGAGTTGAAAGATTACGCCGCTGATCTGCCTAACAGGCCGGGCCAGCAGCTGGAGGCATACAACCGGGAGTTGAGCAATAAAACACTCAATAAAATTGATGCTGTAGTAAATGATTTTGAAGGCAAAACAATTGATGTTTTAAAGGCTAAGGCCGATGGTGCTTTTTCTTTTGTACTAAAGCAGTTTGGGCTGCAGCAAGTACAGGTGAGTGAATTTAAACCGAATGCTCCCCTTGAACCAAAGGATAGTGCCAGCGATGTAAAAGAGTTGAGAGGTACTGATAAGGGCATCAGCAACATGCACACCGGCGAAACTGGTAAACCGCCCATGAGCGTAATGGGAACACCAATTTTTGCAGATGTAAAATTGAGCCATACTAAAACTGTTGACTATACGCTGGGGCCAGAGGAGCAAACAGAAACCGTTCACCTGCTATGGTGCCTGTGCGAAGTACAGCAGACCAAGAACATTGTTAAAACAAAAGTGCAGGGCCGGGATGGTGAGGTAAAAGAATAC